GGGCGGGCAATTTGTTGAAATTTTTTTGTGGGCTATAATCGGTCGTAGGTAAAAATCGCGCCAAAAAAATCAACGCCCTCCCCGCCTCTTTTTGGAAAAAATGTAATAAAAATTATTGTGCGTACAATCAAAAATGTGCTGTAAGTAGCTGAATCATAGTACTATGTGTAAAAAATCTGATTTTTTTACAGGTTCGGCTAATAATGATTATGTCTAATTAGACTTGCCTTGAGGCTTATTGAGAATACTTTCTCAAATGCCTACACCGATAGAAATGCCTACCGAAAAAAGAAGAGTAACTATGGAGGCTGAGAACTTACCGGCTAACCTAGTAGTAGAGGAAACCTGTCCAGCGATCTACACGGCACAAGGTCTTTACGATAAGCGACCAGGAGACTATGCAAAGCTCGTTCAAATGCTTGCCGATGGTATTCCTATCACTCGTATTAAAAAGGACCTTAAGGTTAATCATAACACAATAGCTGTAGTTCGCTCTCGTGAGAAGCAGGTAATCGATTCATCCAAGAAAGTGATGAGAGGTTTAATCGGTCATGCCTCACAGCTTGCAGTCGAAAAGATGATCGAGAAGTTAGAGAACGATCAAATCCCCGCAGGAGTCCTCCCAATCGCTACCGGTATCTTAATCGACAAGCATCGCCAGTACGAAGGTGAGCCGACCCAAACCATCGAGGTGAAGAAATCTTTGAGCCTGGATGAAATCCGAGCCGAGCTTGCGAACCTAAAGAATGAGCAGGTCATTGAAGCAGAGTTCACCGATGTCGAACCTTCAGCATGAATGGCGTTGGATAATCGCCCTGTTCTTCTTTTTCTTAGAGCGGGATATGATTATGGATCTCTGCTTTGCCTTAATTGAGATTATTATCCGCCTGACCGCCTGACCTGCAATCTTTGGATTGGCTGTTTGGCTGTGTCAGATATCCTGGTTGGCTGTGACATATATACTAGGTAATACCCCTGTGATACCCTTTAAAGCCCCGTAGAGGACACTGAGAGCGTTTTCCCTGCCCAGCGAGTCCTCTGACTCATCTTTACGAGCCTAAAGCCTTTTAATCGCTTATTTCGATCACCCGAGTCTCTATAGGCATGGTGTAAGAGGCTTTTACGATGTACTCGATGCATTCTGTTCTCCCGATCTAAATCTATTGGCTGAATAATCTGACTAGTGGTCGCCTATAGGCTGTGCAAATGTAGTAGTTTGCTCCACTAAAGGAGCAACTACTACTTACAGCCTCAACTACTACTAGTAGTGGTGTTATACTATAAGGCCTCCACTACTACTTTTGAGACAGAGTTGAGACAGCTTTATTCGGTATAAGAGTAAATGTTTTCTTTACCTTTTTCAGTCTTTAGGACACTAATATTTCGGGTCTTTTTAATAAGATTTACCAGTCTATCTCGTGTAATTGTCTCCCCTGTTTTCTCCTCCAGTTTGCTTCGGAGATTATTTAGACCCATAATCGAGTTAGGTTTTAGTAATTCGATCAGGGCTGTGGTGAGCTTATCGTTTAATCTTTTCGACTCTTTCGTCTGCCCAGGTTTTCTTAATTTAGGTTCCATATCGGGCTTATGGATAAAGTTTGGCCATGAAAATTCTACCACTTGTGGGGGTGGAGTCGGGAAGTCTCGGAGGGTGGCTTCGAGGACGAGGTGATCCTCTTCTTCGTGGGGGGTGAGGGTAAGGATGGCATCGGGGTCACGGGCAAATACGCCTGACCCGCTTGCCCTGTCAATGTGGTCTGTGTCAGACTTATTTCCTTTTGAGAAGTGGTGGGCATAGACGAATGAGCAGTCGAGGCGCTCGGAGAACTTCTCCATACGGTTTACTATTTCGGAGATCGCACCGGCATCGTTCTCGTCTGCCCCTGTGGCGAGCTTGTAGAATGGATCGACTATTACGAGGTCGGGCTTGTAGTCGCGGAGATCCTCGATGTGATGCACGAGGTCTTCGAGGGTACGGGATTGGCCTCGTAGGCCACAGTAGAGGAAGCGGGGGTTTTGTTTATAGATACCTGGATTGGATGCGATGATGGAGGTTATCCGCTTGGCGGCCATGCGGGGTTTCAGTTCAAAGTCTAGGTAGATTACATTCCCTTGGGTTGTCTCGTGGCCTAACCAGGGCTTTCCGTTGGATACGGCTAGGCCGAGGTGGAGAAGGGATAAGGTTTTACCTGCTTTCGAGGAGCCTGATATAATCATCTTCGATCCTTTATGGAGGACATTCTTGATGATTTGGGGGGGCATATCTGTGTGGGTATCAATTGATACTATGTCGGAGAGGGTGAGAAACTTGGGGGCAGGTAGCGGGTCATCGATTGCCAGCGAGTAGGTTTGGGGTGCATCGGATGACGGGGCTGGATAGTCTACAGGTCCACGGGAGGAAAAGTATATATCCAGTTCATCTGCTTTTGCGAGTGTCTCGGGGTTTAGGTAGTCTTCTCTGTATGCCATTTGCGTATGATTGTATGTTTAATGTTTATGTTTTACTAAGATAATAAAGTCGGGCTTCCCCTCGCCTTTTTCGCGGACAATGATAACTAGGTTTGATTCGTCCATACGGGATGCAAAGTTTACGGCATCTTCCATAGGAACCCCTAAGCTAATAAACCGTCTTGCGATGGTTTTTTGTAGGGCTATTGCTTCCATTAACTTTTATTGATTAGTTCGCGGATAAATATTTTATTAGCTTTGTTGTCTAAATATTTTTTTAGTTTTTCTTTATTTATTTTAGACAAAACAGGATCAATTCGCGGAATGTTCGTCCGATATCTTTTACCTTTTGAACTGATAGCTAATTTACACTTACCATAGAAATGATTTATAGCCTTATCTATTTCTTCAAATGGCATCATAATTTTATTGCTTCCAAAAGATTACCTCCTGTTTGGCAGGGAATGGTTCGCATTCCTTTCTGCGGGTTCCCCAGGGTAATCGGCAGAGTTGGTTCATTAGTTTGAACCGTGGATCTCCACCGAGCTTTTGGGAGAGTTCGAGAAATTCTGCCTTATATCCCTCGATCCAATGAAACCAGGCGTGTAGAGACTTCCCTCCTGAATTGACGATCATTTTGAGGGGGGCAATCTGTTCGAGGCGTAGGATTAGGCCAAGCTGTTGCTCGAATGATAGGGATGGATCGTCTGTCTCGTGAATAAAGTATTTACGCCCTAGCACCTGTGCTTCGGACCGGTTAGTCGCATGGGCGGGGAAGGTGTTGTATGTGGTGAACTGGTAGTCGGATAGGTCGGGCATAGCGATTGCCTGTGCAATCGTCATGGGTGCAGATCGCTCGGCGACTACCCGCTGGACAAAGATTGATTCGTCAAGATGGAAGAGTCCTTGTAGCGCATCCTCGGCATTCATCGGAATGGGGTCGGATCGGAGGGTGAACTTCTCGAATAGACCGGCATACCCTAAATTGTTTTCTTTTAGGGCGGGGTCAGGTTGTGCTACCTTTATTGGGTTCTTGGGTAGGTCGGGGTTGTTATGTCGATGATATGCTCCTTTTATAGCATTTCGTAGCTCGGCTGGTTGGTTTGGGCGGTGGGATACTTTGTCGAGTAGTGCGAGCAAAGCTCTTTCTGCCTCGGCTGGGTCTTTTGTGTACCTGGTCACAACGAGGGACAGGCGGAGCAGGATATCGTGATGGGACAATAAACCGCTTGGCAGGTTTTCAAGACACCTGCGTAAATCTCCTTTTAAGGTGGCCATATTATTCGTCTGCCAGTAACCGGGTGATCTGCTCGGTAATCTTTAGCATTGCCCCTCTTTCGATCTTGGAAATCGTCTGCTTTGCGACTCCTGCCTTTCGGGCAATCTCATCCTGAGTAAATCCTCTATGGTCCTCGGGTAATGCTCTGAGCATCTGCCGTAGACGGGCATCAGTTGCCATCTTGCGGATGGAGTTAGAAGGTCTACTCGGCATTATTATCCACCGTCACCCACTCGGTTATAAAATGATCAGGAATACCATGCTCGGATATATGGGAATCATTTGGATCGATTTGATGGCCTTTCCGAGAGATGTGGATTATCTTGTACCCTATCTTGTACAGGTCTGCCCATCGCTTGATCGCCCATGCCTCATTGGGGAATCGGATATCATCAAATACAACGAGGCGTTTTCCGAGGTAAGGCTCGGCCATCCGCTTGGCCGCATCTACCCAAATATTTGGATACCCTGATGGCCCTTCCCTACCCCATGTGGTCCCCAGTTCCTGTAGCATCTTGCGCACAGTAATATGCTCGGGGAATCCTGGTATCGGTTCTTCCTTTTTATCGAGCCAAATCGGATGGGGTAATATTACCTTGAGCATCTCCTTGATCGGGGTGGCGAATGACAGGGTCACTCCACTCAGGGATCGTGCATAGGTCGATTTCCCTACACCTTTTGGACCGCATAGGCCTATAAGTAATGTCCTCATTCTATTATGCCCGACCCTCCCATAATCGCACAGAAAAATGCGGTTACTATCCACAGCCATGCACCTATTGCCAGGAGCAAGAACCCCGTATACGCCAACCATTCCACCAGTTTTTTCATGGCATATCGATTTTTAGTTCCCCACCTACTTTCTCGATGATTAGCTTAACATCCTGAGTTCCATGTTTTACCTGGTTAATCAGTTGTATCTGAAACCATTGTATTAACTCTTTGATGATCGATTCTTTATCGCCATCCTCTAATACATAGATGGTTTTTACGCCTTGTCGTTCAAAGTGAAGATGAACTTTAGATATGCATGGATCATCTCCATCAATCGTAATACCTAAAAGGTATCCAAGGTTTTTATATTTACCCTCTTCAGGGATAGGGAATTTTTCTATATTATATACATCATTCATAATCAGTAGTGTGTTTTAATTTCCCCCTCTGCGGCCAAGGGAAGCCCAGGCATGACATCAGGTTCTTTCGTTAGTAGTTGAATTAAAAGGTCGAGTGCCGCCTGCCCTTCATTCTCTGCCACTTCCACCGTTACCGAGTCATGTACATGGAGGCAGATCGGCAGACCCGCATCTTCGATGCGTATAAGCGCGTCTGCAAATATCTGCCTGGCGGTTGCCTGTACCATATTTTGAAACAGCCTAGCCCCATAGATTTTTACCGGCTCATATCCCCGAACGGTGGAGGCGTAGAGATCCCCGTCCTTTTCATGGGCATTAAAGTAGCTGACAGGGCTGTCATACAATGTAGTAAATGTGATACATTCGGGAGTATCTTTCATCCACTCACGGAACTGGTCTTCCATTTTGGACCAAGAGAGCATGACATCGGGGTTCTGTGCGCGGTATAGAAGCACCTGCTTTTGTGCCTCTGATTCTGTCATCGATACCCCGTAGCTTTTTGCTACCTCTATAAACTTCTGCCAACCACACCCATAGCCCAGCCCGAGCAGTCTTGCCTTGCATAGCTTACGCATCTCGGGGGCAAGCTCGGCCATTGGTTCATCCTCATTATACAGCTTGGACGCTCGGCCATGTGCTTCGTATATGTCGATTCCTCCACGGACTAGGCCGAGGAAGTCTGCATCGCCTACCAAGTACGCAATTACGCGCGGCTCAATCTGCGATAAGTCTGCTGATACGAGTACCCGCCCAGCCGGTGTCTTCAGACACTCTCTTACCGATATCCCTTCCACCTTATCGTTTGGAATAGCCTGGAAGTTTATCAGGCCAGCACCGCTCCATCTTTTGGTATGGGGAGCGCCACAATATTTCAGACGGGTAGGCACTCGGCGGTCCATCCGCTGACCCATGATTAATTTCTCTAGTGTGGTATGGGCGAGGTTTGCCTGTCTCCATAGAGTTGTTTGGCGGGGGGTATCATTTAATACCTTTTCCATCTTCTCAATGAACTGCTGGCAGAGTGGACCATCTATCGGTAATCCCCTGTTTGCTATTCGGCGGGTGATGGCAGAAAGTGTTCTTTCTTTCCTTGAAAATCCGACATCAAGTTCCCGATATACACGGAGACAGGCTCGACTATCTTCTAAAGCGTAATTGATAAAATTAGAGTTCGCCTGAATATCTTCAACGGATAATCCCGCCATCTGCTCACGGGCATCCTTCGATAATTCCTCATCAAATAGTTCTTTATATACCGAGGAGAGTGGTCGGGGTAGCTGGTGATACGATGCCATGTCGGCCGTGCATATCCAATCCGCAGGCATAAACTGGGGCATCTGTCCCTTAGTTATGGCCGCCCTCGCACAGACCGAATCAAACTCGGCATTGTGGGATATGAGGGTATGGCCGTTTAAGCGGTCTGCCGGCATATCCTGTGGCTTGCCTACCCATTCAAATCCA